CTCTGTTTGTTGCCGTTTTGTGACGGCATCTTACCTTTTTCAAGGTAAGCCCTGGACCGACGCACTTCTTTGTAAGCATGGGTAGCTTACTTTGTGCGTCCTAACAGCGAACCTCAACCCTTTGGTGAATATTATGCGTGGTATCGGAATAGCTTTTTTGATTTCCCTGCTAATCTGGTTAGTCTTGGGACTAATGTTTAGTAGGGATCTTTCTAGCGTTTTCCGAAGTGCCGCTTATAATAACCAGAGAGCTGAGAGTATTGACTTTGAGATCACATCGTCTCCTTTTTGGAGCCCTGGATCCCAAGTCAATATTTGCTTGGATTCCCTAAAAGGGGAGCTCAGGCAGTGACAACAGGCAGTCGGAGCACGGGAAGTGACCCGTCGAATCAGAACTTCATCTCTGTCGGTTTCAGGAAGACCTGGACCGGCGGAGATGGAAAGTATGATACGACCTCCGATGGGAGCCGCCAGATAAAGTGGAATAATTACACAATGTCTGCTCGCTCCCGCTTGCGACCGCTGAACCAATGGGACCTTTATTCGGTCTACATTGGTCCAGATGACGGGGGGTCGCACCCTCTGTATCATGATGGCCTGACGGATTTCGGCGTGTCTCACGCCGTTAGTCCGGATACCAACTGGCTCTCTTTCACCAGTAATGATGAAATTGAGTTGTTGAATCGCCTTGCAACCAAAGTGAAGGACCACGAGTTTAACCTCGGTGTCAGTCTCTTTGAGCTCAAGGAGTTCGTGCCCATGGTCGCTGATCGCCTGACTAAACTTGCGAAGGCCGTCCGTGCTGTGAAGCACGGTGACTTCGCTACTGCCGCAAGGCAGTTTGGGTCTAGTGTTGGTCGTCTGAAGACTCTAAATCGGAAAGGCCGTAAGACGAAGACGTCTGCGGCTACTCCTTTGAAGGTCTCTGACGTTCCCGACATGTGGCTGGAGTTGCAGTACGGCTGGCTCCCTTCGCTAAACGATATCTACGAGGGCTCAAAAGCCTTCGAAGCTCTATCGAATGGTCCTAGGAAATCAACTGTCACTGCGAGCGTATGGAAGGGTTCTACGTATAATGCCTCTACAGCACCAGGGTCTTATCAGGCCATGGTTCAACAAAAGCTGAAGAGGTATATTACGTATGAAATGACCGAGGAGCTTAGTGCCCCTCGACAAATGGGTCTTGCAGACCCTGCCTCCATAATATGGGAGCTAGTCCCATGGTCGTTTGTATTAGATTGGTCTCTCCCGATTGGGGATTACCTATCCGCCTTAGGAACGATTCCGTTTCTTAAGGGTCGTTTTCGACGTACAACGATTCGCCGATTCGCTGGGTTCTACGACATTTTGTATACTGGGAACCCTTGGGGTCCAAAATGGTATACTTATGCCGTTCCTCCTTTCCCTACTACGGATAACTTCCGTGCTGTGGAATTGGAAAGAACAGTTCTCGGCTCTTTACAAGTTCCTTTTCCCAATTTCAAAGGGATTAGTAAAATTGTATCGGCTAAGAACCGTATCGCAAACGCCAGCGCGTTACTCCATTCGGCCTTTGCAAGCGGAGCCGTAACACTTCGTAAGAAGTGATACTGCTCTTCCGGAGACTCTCCACGGGTAAACTAGACTTTGTCCGGTTCTCGTGTATTGCTCCTTTACCCGCCAATTGGCCTTACCAGGCCTAAAAAAGGAAGTACTCTATGAGTGCGATGACTAACATCCTTGTTAAGGATGACGCCTCGACTCCGGTCGAGTTCACGCTGAAGCCGATCACCGATAATCCGAATCCTCAGTGGCGTTCGATGATTGCGAATGTCCCCCTCGGGGGCCAGATTCGCTTTTCGTCGGATGTCACTCAGCAGAAGAGCGGTGACTGGAAAGTCAGCGTCAAGTTGGAGGTCCCTGTTATGGAGACCTTGGGTGCGTCAGGCACTTCGGCTGGTTACGTGGCTCCTCCGAAAGTGGCTTACGTTGATACGCTCATCGTCACGATGTTTGCGAATCAGCGTTCCACGATCGCGGACCGCGCTAACCTGCTCAAGATGGGAATGGGCCTCGTTCAGGGCGCTAGCAGCACGACTGCTACTGGCGTCCTGGCGAACACGGCCGCGGGCGATGCATGGAAGAATTCCGTGCTTCCGATCGCGTCCTTGTTTACCAATCTGGAAATTCCGTCGTAAGACGTTTCTTCCGTTTTGGTCTAGCCTTTCCCATGGCTTAGCCGTGAGGTTAAGCTCGTGCCTATTTTTGTCCGGTTTAATACCGGGAAGGATACACTTAATGTGTGTTACACAAAAACAAGTCGACGAAGGTTCGTGGCCTATGTTTACGTTCGGCGGTAAGACCTATTTCTCCGTTGAGGAGCTCAGGTCAAACCGTTTGGCGTTTAAACATTTCCATGATCAATGTCTCGCCTTCAAAGCGGTTTATGATAATTTAACTCGTGAATTCGAGTTAAATTCCGGAGAGTTCTCCGGTCAAGTACATACATCGCTCTGGTTGAGAAGGTGAGGTTCTTCGTTGACTGGACGTCCCCTCGGGGGGTGGAGGAGAGTATCTCCTTTATCTCTCAAATCTCCACAGTCCTCGCTAATTTGGGTGGGCCTCTTTCTCGTAGCATGCATCAGCATGTCCTTGAGAAAGATTGGCTTTCCCTTGTCAACCGTAAGGTCGACTATATTGAGGGCTTAGACGTAGCCGACGTTCGCTATGCCAGATCCATTCAAGCTCTTGTTTCTAAACAAGACTTTTTGGATTTAGGTATTGACGTCCGTCTGGCTGCTTTTGAGTCTTTTACGAAGGCGGAGAAACGGTGTCTTGAAACCAATAATCGGCTTAGTTCCGGACGCCCTCGTGGGCGCGTTAGCGTAGTATCTCACTATGCTTCACGTAAAATATCCGAAATTCTAGGACGAGTACCGTCTCTTGACAGTCTACCGTTTGCTTATGGACCAGGGGCTTCAACCAACGTGAAAGGTACTGAAGCTTCGCCTTATGCGAAGCTCAGTGCCAGTCCTATGTGTAGCGAAGATATGCTACCATACGTGGGTGAATTCCTAGCAGAGTTCCCCTATCTTGCAGAACATCATGGTATTAAGGATCACACTCTCTTTCCGCTTTCGTGGGAAGATGGTGTGGTTAAATCCTTAGTCCCAGTTCATGTAAGCTATGGTAAGCTAACATTCGTTCCGAAGAATGCGAAGACGATGCGGCCTATAGTGATTGAACCTAACCTTAATGGGCTTGCCCAGAAAGGGATTGGTTCTTTCATAAAAGACCGGCTACATCTGATCGCAAACCTCAACCTAAGGGACCAAACGAGGAACCGTGAAGCAGCTTACCGAGGATCGATTGACGGCCATCTGGCCACAGTCGACTTGGCAAGTGCTTCTGATACTCTTTCCCTTGGTTGTGTCGCTGAGCTGTTGCCATCCGAATGGTTCGACTTTTTGGGTCGATATAGGACTGGCTCAGTAGAAACTGATACAGGTGATATCTTAGAACTAGAGAAATTTAGTTCCATGGGTAACGGCTATACCTTTGAGCTCGAATCCCTTATTTTTTGGGGTTTAGCTTATGGGTGTTGCCGCTGTCTTGACCTGGATCTCAGCGAAGTCAGCGTGTTCGGTGATGATATCATCGTTCCGACCGCAGCCTATGACCTCCTTAAGGAGTGTCTGGACTGGTATGGTTTCGAGGTTAACTCGGAAAAATCATACTGGGACGGCCCTTTTCGGGAATCCTGCGGTGCTGACTGGTTTCGGGGTTGTGACGTTAGGCCGTTTTATCTGCGTAAGCAGATTAGCGACCAGGTCCTCTACTCGTTCCACAATTGGGCTATGCGAAACTGCGAGCGCGAGCTCGCAGCCAGCATACTCAAGTGGACGTTTGAACCTGTTCGTCTGTTTGGCCCTGATGGTTACGGGGATGGTCACCTTTTAGGTGATTATTCCCTTAGAACCAGCCGGGCCTTACGGCGAAATGGGTTCTCTGGAGGATTCTTTGACACCTATAGCTCCCGTCCGAAACGCCTTAAGAAGCGTAGGCCGGGAGATTGGCTCTACCCCGGATATAGTGTTTACACTAGATCTGGTGCAGAAGGCCCGTCTGATCCTTTTGTTATAAGAGGATCTTCGGGGTATGTCAAATCGTCTATCTACACCTTGGCCACCGGGATCTTTATCCGGTGATTTAAACGC